ACCAAGACATTGCATTATTAGAACTTTTGCAAAACGGTGACCTGTAACAGGGTCACCGTGTCTTTTTAGGAATCAATTATGAAACAAGTATTTATTTATAAAACACAGGAGATTGTAACTCTGGTATCACAGAATCCAGAGGCAAGAAGTTTTATAGCCAAGAACATTGATAAGAAACAGTGGGCATACAAGGACCCCGGTGATATTCACAACTCACCAATCATTGTGAACCCTGATTTCTACATACCAATCATCGGCATTCTCAAGACAAATAATTTTGATGTTGCAGTGAATGGTAAATAAGAGTATAGTAAAAAACGTTTTAGTAAATAATAATCAGTTAAAGGAGTTAATATGACAACTGAAAATTTGTCCAATCCTTATGCTCACGAGAATGACAGTATTGAATTGTCAGTATCTGAGATGAAAGGACAACGGGCAACTTACTTACCAGTTGAGGTAACTGTAAAGATGCAGGGTAAATATCCTGTTAGAGACAGAGACTTCAATCAAGTAATTCTTGAAGAGGTCAATGGGTTCTGGAACCCACCTCACGCACTGTCAGTAGGAGCCAAAGGTATTGCTGTTCTTTCCATAAATCAAAGTGGAACAGGAACACTTTACTATGACATTCAGTCATGGGAACCAGTTGACGGTGGACAATCAGTAGAATCTACTGAAAAAGTATCCGTGCCTGTTGCCTCATCAGGTGGCAGTGTGGATGGCAGGAACAGGTCTATTGAAAGACAGGTTGCTGTGAAAGCCCTGATTGAACTAGCACCTCACTGTGAGGGATTAGTATCAGCAGGTTTCATGAAGAGTGAAACTGCAGCCAGAGTAGTTAGGAAAGCAGTATTAGGTGCTGAAGAACTACTTGGAGAATTGAGTGAAGACAATGGATAAAATGCTTTACACAGTCCTCGAGGCTAAAGAACTAATGGGTATAGGTAGAAACAGACTTTACGACTTGATAAGAGAAAACAAGATAAAGTCAATCAAGGTCGGTACTCACATCAAGATTACTAAGGAGTCTATCGATGACTTCATGAGTAGACTTGAAGATGCCGGCTCTATCGAAAACCTACAACCAATTAATTAATTTAATCGGGCACAGGTTCCTCCAAGAAAACGATAAGGTAATTCTCCGGTAGAGATACAGTTAACAGCCTTATTCCTGTGTCCGTTTACTAAGTAACTGAGGGGTTGGGAAATTTCCCTGCCCCTCGTTAGAAAGGAGCAAAACGTGAAATACAAAGTATACTTCAACCAAATGAGTTATGCAGTCATTGAAGTTGATGCAGACTCAAAAGAAGAAGCTAAACAAAAAGTTAAAGATATGTCGCATAGCGAGATTGATGACGAAGGTCAGCTTAGAAGCACATCTGATTTCATTGAAATAAATGAAGTAGAAGAAGTTAAGACAACACAAGCAAAGTTATGATTGAAAAGAAAATCATTACATTGTTAAAAGACAAGTCTGAGATATCTATTGCAGGTATCTCAGATGCAGTCGGTGTCTCAAAGAGGTCAGTACAAAGAAAGTTAAAGGTAATGATGGCTGATGGGTTAGTTGATAGAATAAGCAATAAAACAGGAAGAGGTAACATTCAAGTGTATGAAATAAAGGGTGACAAAAAGGGTGACAAAAGGGTGACAGAAGAGACATGGATAGACAGATTTAACAGTTTCTGTAACAAGTTACTTGTTACTAAAGATACTAAGTATCTAACAGAGAGACAGATACAATTTGTCAAAGACGAATTTAAAGATAAGAACATAGAATATATTGTTGAGGAGTTTTGTTCTTACTGGGAGGTGGCTACTAAACCAAAAACATTTGTCCCATACTTGAGGTTGAGGACATGGCTAAGAAAGGCAAAAGAATATGAAAGAAATGAAATACGACCAACTGGTCAAAAAACTCAAAGAGGAAGAAGACTCAGCGATAGTTCGGGGAACAAGTTTAAAGATTCCAAACTCAATGACCTCGCCAGAAGAAGTCAAAGCATTTACTGAGGAATTGATAGAGACCTGCATTCCGGGCAATCTAACACCGAATGAAGCAGTTGAGGCAGGTTATCCTGCTATCCCTTGGAAGAGATTACCAAAGAGTGTGAGAACTAAAGTTGAAATTCTTGTTACAGAAAGACACGTCAAGAACACTCAAGACTATAACGAAAGAGCAAAAGCTAATGCAGGCAAACCTTTCAAGACACCATCAGTGTGTGTCTGTGGTGGGACCGGTTGGCTGTCAGGAACTTTTCCTGTTGGTGACCCAAACTTTGGCAGGCTGTTTGCTTGTATATGTAAGTTAAATAAAGCTGACTACAGCAAGTATCTTTGGGGTGTGTCTGGTCTAGGCGAGACCACTTTCCAAAGATTCAACAACTATGAACTCAGGACTGATGAGTGCAAGATTGCAAAAGAATCTGCATTTGACTGGGCAAGTGGACATAAAAGTCCTTGGATGGTTATGCTTGGTAATGTTGGTGTGGGTAAGACTCATCTTGCCAAAGCATCTGTATCTTGGATAATTGGTAGAAAAGAAATGGTTGTCTACATGACATCAGCAGAACTCGCATCAAAGGTAAAGTCCTACATGGACACCGATAAGTATGATGAGTATGTAAACCATCTTAAAAATGTAAAGCATCTAATCATTGATGACTTAGGCAGGGAATACTCAACTGACTATGTGAGGTCTCTGTTCTATGAGATATTAGATTACAGGTACTCAAGAAGAATGAGGACGATGATTACATCTAACTTTTCTTTGGATGAACTGGAGCAAGTGTTTGACTTTGCTGTGGTAGATAGATTCAAAGATGTGATGGTCAGCACGCTTGTAGTTCTTGGTGAGACTGAGAGTATGAGACAAGAAGAGAGGGATGAACTACCATGGGAGTAGACTTTACAGACAAAGAGAAATCAATGGGTCAGTTAAAAGCTGGTCTTGCATGGTGCACAGATGAATTCAAAGAATTATATTTTCAAGGTGAAGTTGTCGAGGATGAAGAACGTTGGGAAAAATTCTGGGAAAAAATGACAATGCTTGAACACATGGAAGAATGGTTGAGGAATTTACACGGTATGAAAGGTTGTATATGGGGTCCCAAAGGCAAATGCAAATGGGAACAGCCAATGACTTGTGATTACTGTGTAGAACAAGTAAATAAATTAAACATAGTGTGATTAGGAGGTTACATGAAAGGTACAATTAGAAGCTATCTATCTGTATCTCAGATACGAAAGTACATGACTTGTGGTATGCAATACTACTACAGGTATGTCGAAGGTATCCCTGAGAAGATGGGTAGTGCTGTACTCAGAGGGACAAGCGTTGACAATGCTGCCAACGAACATTTCTCTCTGCAGGCACAGACAAACAATGGTCTAACTCAAAGTCAATTCGTAGACTTTGCTGTTGATGTTCATCAAAAAGAACAGGACAGCGACACGTTTGATTGGGAGAAGGATGACATTACAAAAGACAAGAGCAAGGATAGAACATCTAAACTTGCTGCAACTTACCACAAAGACTTTGGTGATAAGTTCAAGGCTAAAGAAGTGCAAGTAGAACTTGTGCAAGTTGATAACGATGGTGAAGAGTTCAAAGGCTTTGCTGACTTTATCACTGTCGATGGCGTTATTGTCGACAACAAAGTCAAGAAACGAAACGTGACACCTGACCTGACTAGGGATGTGCAACTTGTAAAGTATGCAGACATGGCTAACGTAGACAAGGTTGGAATGGCTGTGGTTCAAGACTTGGACACACCAAAGACTTTCTACCATCACGCCGAGGTGACACAAGACCACAAAGACAGAGTTAACAAACGTATTGAACACGTTAAATCTGGAATAAACAATCAAGTGTTTATGCCTGCACCAGAAGGTAGTTGGGCTTGCACACAGAAGTGGTGTTCATTCTGGGAGATATGTGAGTTTGGAAAGTAACTCTAAACAAAACTATGACTTTAGGCATGACTTGGAGTTTGGTCAGGAGTCGGAACATTGGTTCTCTCAACTTTTTGGACGCTTAGTTGAGATAAAGACTGAGCGTGATATATGGTCTCGCACAAAGAAAATTGCTGTGGAACTATACGATGAACGTAGAGGTCAAAGTACAGGGCTAAATGTTACTGAAGCAGACTACCAAGTCCATGTCTTTGCTGATAGTAAAGGCAACAAGTTTGGTGCCATGATAATACCAACACAGATACTTCAAGAACTTACATGGAACAAAGAAAGAGTACCCATGGGTGACACCGATACTAACGGTAAAAGAAGTTATGGTGTATTATTAGAGGTCAAAGAAGTATTCTTAGCAATGGTAAACAAGTGTAGGAGTTTAAAATGATGGGCAAACTTAGACCCCAGATTTTTTTAGCGATTATCGTCTTAGGTATATTAAGTGCTGTTGGTGTGTGGCAAGGCTATACAGAGATAGCCACGGGATGTACAGGAGGAATTATAGCCTTAGGTATGAAAGTTTTAGAATCCCCAGATGGATAGACCACTAACACTAAATCAAACTCTTTTGAGAGATAACCCTGACATTGAAATAATGCTCGCTGACGGGTTTGATGAGGCTTTCATAGGCGTTGGGTACCAATTCAACAAAACAATCGCTGTATACGACAAACAGAGATGTTTACAAGTATTAGTAGATAGAGATGGTATGACTCACGATGAAGCCAGTGAATACTTTGAGTTCAATGTAAACGGTTCATACGTTGGTCCACTTACCCCTGTATTTATGGACAATGTTGTGATACATTCTGAGAATTAAACATTCTAAATTCATGCAAACCAAACTGTCCGTAATATTAATTAGACATTCTTAAAAAAAATTCTATTTGTCCAAGGAGGAACTATGAAGAATAACGTGTGGAAAAACTGGGAGAGAAAGTGGGCTGAATTTCTTGGTGGAGATAAAGTCAAAGCACAACGTAACCCTGTAACTGGTAGACACTCTGGTGATGTGCCGGATGTAGAAACTATTAAGTTTGCTGCTGAAGTAAAAGCAGGCAAGGTTGTAAGTGCAAGAACACTAAAAGCTGTGGAGCAAGCTAGGAAAGCTGGTATTGCTACCAATAAGATACCTATCGTATGTCAGACACACAAAGTCAATGACAAGGTTGCAAAGCATTTAGTCACCATGGAGTTGGAAACTTTCTTAAACCTTACAAAAGACATTAGGAAAGAAGAGATGCGTATCAAAGCAAGTCTTGACTCTACGATTCATTTAAATCTTTAGCCTCGTTTTTTCCAGATATGGTTAGAACTGTGATAGTTTCTGTGTAACTGTTGTTTACCACACTTACTACACTTTGCTTTGTATTCAGAACCAAGTTGTTTACTAGGCTCAGGTAGTATGTAGACGTGAACGCAGTCTTTCACTACTGTGTTGCTGGTTCGGTAAGCAAAATCTCAAGATTATTAGAGACCTCCCATATGCTTGCCTTGGTACTGCTTGCAATAGTGAATTCTTTGGTCGCAAAGTTTTGGTCATGACCCGTTACTGAATACTGTATAGTAAGTAATCCGATATCAGCTTGTCTAATCACGCAACTGCCACCTTTGCTGACTATGTTAGATAAAGTAAGTTTATTTATCTTTGCATTGGTGCTAGTTAAACTACCAGTATCAAGCCAAATTCGGTCATAAGTGCCTGCTGAAGTAGTCAATTCTCTAGCCATTGCATTCCCACCTGATATTCTTAAATCTCTTTGAGTACCAGCAGTCTGTGCAATAGACTGACCATCTGAAATATTATTCTTCACTATGATTTTATAAATGTTTGAATCCGAAACAGTCAAACTTTTGCAAGTATTTCTATCCCACAAGAACTCACCGATTTCAAGCCTTGCATTCTGCCCATTCTTGCCTTCAATTAAGATAGCTTCAGTCTTTCCACTAGGCAAGGTACTTCCTGTGTAAGAGTTTACACTTACATCAGTTATGGATATTTCTTCTACTGGTGTAGTTCCAAGCACGATTCTAAGCGTGTTGTCATCAGGGTTATCTTTTCTCCACGCTAGTTCTTTTTCAAGTTCCTCGCTAGGAAATTCACTTGGAGCAGCATAAATACCTGCATCACCATTTGCAAAACTTCTCTCTTGTATTATCTCATTTGCTACCACCCCACCTGTGACAGTTCCACCAGCGATTAGTAGCCCACTAGCCATAGCCGGATTAAAACCTAGCTTAAGAAGCAGATTATATGGGCTTGCCAGAACTTGAAAGAACCTGTGCCACTTCTTGCTCTCTTGGTCTAGGTAATCTATCTTAGCCATTACATAGTCTCTGATAATAAGACCTTTCTTGTAGGCTTGTATTGAAAGTAAAATTGGAGACTTAAGGATAGTTATTATCATTCTTTTAAATGCACGCAGTATTTCATAAATAAAGTTTGCTGCACCTTTAACTACAGTAAAAGGGATATTTAATATTGATTTGATTATTTTCTTAATTCTTTTCCACATGGTACCTCCACACTACTCTGATTATACACTATAACATTCACCAACGATAACCATTAGTATGAGGCATAGACAGTATGCAAGTATTGCAACTGTTGATTTATCCACGTTTTTTAGTGGTTTTCTTTCTTTTCTTCAGCTTCTTAAAATCTGCACCTGTAATCTTGTCTCGTGGTGGTGCGACTCGTGCAAGTTTCTTTTGCTTTGAACTGTATTTCTTTTTACCTTTTGGCTTTGGCATTACCACTTCACCTTATCTGCCCACCAAGCTGCTGACATTTTACCTCTAGCAATATTCTTGGCGTGCCTTGCTTTAAATGATTTTCTTTTGGCTTTCATTCTAGCAGACTCACCTTTCTTTGGTTTACCTGCTGTGCCTTTTAGTGTGCCTACACGTTTACCTTGCTGTCCAAACCTAATTAGTTTTAGTTTATGACCTTCTTGTGCAAGAACAACGTGTGACTTTGTAGGATGGCTTGGTGTTCTTTTAGCTTTGTTTACACCTTTAAGACCATACTTTTTAAGCATAGATTTCTTTCTACTCTCATGAGCCATTTAACTACCCATACCCATAGTCTTTACTCGCTTTCTACGAGTTGTTTTTTTCTTGGTAGTTTTTTTCTTAGTAGTCTTCTTTGCAGTAGTCTTCTTTGCAGTAGTTTTTTTACTGCCACCTCTAAGTAAATCTTTATCTGCTTTTCTTGCACCACCTTTACCAGTGACGAAAGACTTTACTCTTCCCATAGCCCAAGCATGAGCACTTGTCTTTGGTCTACTACCAGATGAGTAGTAAGCACCAAGTCCTCTCTTGTATACCTTGTCTAAGGTAGACTTAGAGTACCTGCTTGCTCCGGGAATACTTTTGTATTTACCGTTTGCCATTATCCTCTGCTCCTCTGTTTACTTATTCTGTCCATCATTGCAGGCGTAAGCTTACCTTCACGATAAAGTTTTCTAGTTCTCTTTATCTCAGCTTCTCTAGCCTTTGGATTCTTAGCACCCTTGACGTACTTTTTAGGCACACCACCTTTGGTCTTAGGGACCTTTTTAAACTTACGTTTACTTGTAGTTGCCTTCTTTTTAGTTTTCTTTTTTTTAGTTCTACTTGCCATTACCTTTTAGTATACCAAGTCCGTTTTTACCTGCAAGAGATAACCACTCTTGTGGTGTAACGTGACCATCTTCAAGAATGTCTGCAAATAGTTTACCTATTCTTTCTAGTTCTTCTTTCTCGTTTACATTTTCAAGTGTAGACAAAAAGAATGTAACTATATTCTTGTAGGGTTGTGGTAAAAATTTAAGAATAAATTTCATCTTCCTACTGCTTTCTGTGATTGTTTGTGGGCTGCTGTAAATGACACACCTTTCATCATACGTTTTTTCATATCTCTAATATGCTTTGCAGTATGATGTTTAGCGTGTTTAACCATAGTTGCCTGCTGTTTAGCAGTCAAACCACTTAGTGAAACGCCTTTCGCTGTTTTACTTTTTTTTCTTGGTGCCATTTTTCTTTTTACCGTTTTTTTTCGGTTTTGGGGTTGTCATACCACTACTTCTTCCTGTTCCGTAATGTCTAGGCATCTTTGTCCTCCTGTTCGTCTTTCTCATATTGAGAAAGTTTTTCTTTTAGTTCTTTAATTTGTCTTAATAACGCTTCTTCTTTTAAAGCCCAGTCTATCGCTGGATTTTTTGATATTGCACTCTGCACATCCTCAGCCTTAATTTTAATTTCGTTATCCATAGTTCCTTATAGTCCTAAGCCAGATACCGAGTCAACTGCTACAGCTTCCTCGTATATTTTGACTTTGTTGTTTAGTTGATTGTTTAACCACGTCACAACGCCTGCATTGTCAGGCTCCACACCATTTTCAGTTAACGCTTTTTTAATTCTAGTTAACTGTGCATCAGTTACTGATACTGTTAAATCTGCCATTTATGCTCCTTTCAAAGCTAGTTGTTCTTCTAGTTTATTTACTTTTGCACCTAGTTGTCTAATAGCACCTACCATCAAAGTGTTTAAGTTTTTGATTGAGTAGTGAAATGTGCCGTCAGAGTTTGGTGCAATTATTCCTAAACTTTCAAGAGTATCTTTGTGTTCATCAACCCAAGATTTAAACTCTACTTTATATCTATTATCTTGTGTCACAGCACCGTTCCATGCAGTAAGCAAAGCTACGTCATCGTAATCGTCAAAGGCTGTGATTGTAGTTGAACCGTCAACAAATATGTCTCCGTCACCTTTAAATATGTGAGTAGTTGTATTATTTGCAGTTCCGTTTTTAAATACAACAACGTTTTCATCTGCACCTAAATCCGACATAGTGTTTGAACCATTGTGCTCTACAGCTTCTAGTACAACTGGGGCACCTGCACTAGCAGTTGAGTCACTATCAACAGTATTTTTTTGTATACCTCTAATTCTTACTGCACTATCTAAACTGTCAGACTCTTGTGTTTCTGTTATACCAGTTATTGCTAAACCACCAGTAGCATCTGATAATCCAAAGAATGCAAAAGTATCAGTTTCAGTTGTTCCTGTTAAACCATGAGCAACTTGTGAAGATTTAAGTTCTATATTCGGAGAGGCGTTAGCAGCACCATTAATAACTAAACCTTGACCTAAAGTAGTAGATGTAGTGTCACCAATGAATAACTGATTTGAAGAATTAATCAAAGCTACTGTTCCAGCAGCATTCGGTACAGTAACTGTTCTGTCTGCTGTCAATGTATCTGGAACTATAGTCTGAACAAATTGATTAGATGAACCTGACCTCAACACAAAGTCTTTTACATCTACTCTTTGAAGCATTATTTCATCATCATACTTGTATCTAGTTTTATTGCTGCCATCTGTTATTTCTACATCCATTTGATAAACACTGCTGACAGTTACATCAGAATTACTAAATGTAAATTTACCATCTGAGTTTGTAGTCGTAGATGCTCTTGAATTTGCAGTGGTGTTTCTATCGTATAAATTTACAGACTTGCTCGTTAAAGCAGCACCTGCAGAATCGTATGCAAATCCCGTAATTTCTATTCCCATATTTAGTCTCCTAACGGCGTGCTAGTGTAACCACTTAACGCCCTTCTAACATAATAGTCAGCGTTTTCAAACGCCTCATCCTCGTCAATAAAAGCTATTTTAATACCTCTTTGCTCATATTGCTCTCTCTGTAGTCTATCATGTGCTCGTTGATTAGTCGTTCTTGCGTGATAATATTTGCTCTGAACGTTTATACCCATTGGTGGAGATACGATTAAAAAATCTGTTACAGCACCACCTCTTTCAAGTCTTCCACCAAATTGTTTTGATTGGTAAGTAAAGTCTACATTTAGTTTTCTACCAGTCCTAAGCAATGCTTTATATACATAGTATTCTGGTTGGCTTCCTCCTGCCAATGTCCACCACTGAGGTACAGGCTCTAGGACCCTACCACTGCTTGTTCTCCTCTGCCTCTGGGTTACCACTACACAGCCTCACTTAACGTTAATCTAAAACGTGCCCTCTCATTTAGCCCAGTTTCCTCCAGAGCCTGTGCACTCAGCACGGTGACATAGTAATTCCTAGTGCCACCGGAATCATCACGGTAAGTAAGTTCCATAAGAGTTTTATTTGCTATTGCAGTATCTACTGCAGCCTGCAAGTCTCTTATTGTTTTACCTTTGTGGTCATTAGTTAAATCAAGAAGAACATCAAAACCAAACTGCACTGGTAGTGTTTTCTTAAATAGTAGAGCAAGTTTTATCATGTCAGGACTGTTTGTATTTGTGCTGCCTCTTGCTAGTGCCACCTTAAATTTTATACTTCTAAACTCTATCCCAACCGGATTTGCACTAGATGGTAGTTTAAATTCTGTCTCACCAGTGCTTGTAATAGCAGAAAGTGATGTAAAAGAATCGTTGTAGTTTGTAGCGTATGAGACTGTAACAGTTTCATCAGTTGTAGGATTTTCTGTTTCTACTCTAAGTGCCAGTGCTACTTTGTCTTGACCAATAACGTTTGCATCAAAGTATGGTGTTTCAAGAGTTGCTGAACTTGCATAAGTTTGGTCTGCAATTTGACTTGGGTTTATAACATCTGTTGATAAATTTACATAGTAAGCATTGTCATCATAGTTAACCCACAACCTATATTGGTCTTGGTCTGTGCCTACAAATGCACCTGTAATACCTGCTGAACTAGAACCTGTAATATGTTTTATCTCATAACCTCTGTCATCAAAAGCTGCAACGTAAGAAAAACCAGTAAGACCTCCACCTATTTGTGTATTCATCCTTGACCTGCTACCTGCAGTAGCGTGTATCTTAGTTGTTGCAGGAGTTGTATCTGCTTCTTGTGCATTTACAACTAACAACAATTCATTGAGAGTTGGGATAACTTTTACGATTTCCCCTCTGTAAACTTGTGGAACACCATCATCTTTATCAAGACCAACAGTAGTTACAACTGTTGCATCTCTTCCTACATTTATTTTATATAGACCCATTTTTGATGGGTAGTAAATACTACCTCTCCATGTTGCTGTTCCAACACCATTCCTTGGATTCTTTGGTACTTTAAAATCTGTTTCAACAAACCTTGTATTAGCATCATCATGTACATATAAACCTTGTTGAGTCACTGCGTATAAAACTCTTTCTTGACTTGCATTTCTTGCAACAATCAAGCCCACTACTGCATCATCATCAAGTTTTAGTTTTGCATCGTTTGTCCAACTACCTGACAAATCAGATGACCGTCTTAACTGTCCGTCTTTGTCTATTGCATATATTTGGTCTTTGAAAAAAGCTATAAATGGTGTGCTTTGCGTAGAATTTGCAGACCAACTTTCTCCTGTTGTGCTAAAGTAAACACCTTCTTCATTTGCAAAAACTGCTGTTGATACATCATTTACCATTCCAACTCCAGCATCTGTTGAATTATTCATCGGCATTGTTGTTGATACAGTTAATGTTGTCCAAGTGTCGTTTGTGTTGTATGTATGCAGGAATCCTCCACCTGCTGCATACAATACTCCTTTAAAGGTTAAGAATTGTGTAAGTTCTGTGTTAGGGTCACTGCCACTAGCAACTGCTAGCTTCGGTAAAACAAAGTGGTCTTTATGTCTTAGTTGACCAGTAGACCACCAGACTCTATCTAAATCTTTTGATGGGTCCATACGTTCTATACCTATACCACCTCTGTGGTCACTAGACACAAACGTAGATGTAATAGGGTTTGACTCTAAGTTGTAATCACCAAGAGTTATCTTGCCGGGAAACTGACTTGTAATAAATCTTCTTACAGGATTAGACACACGGTAGTAAACACCATTTAATATTATTTCATTTTCATCTACTACTCTTGTTGCCATCAATCAATCCAAACACACCTCTGTGGAGTTTGACTCCTTGCTAACGTTTGCTCTGCTTGTAAATTCATTCTTTCACTATCTAATTGTGCTGCTTCTCTTCTTTCAGCAGACCTGTCAGACCTAGCAAGCAACGCCATTGATGATGCTTTTTGGATAATAAACTCTGGCTCTACATCACAACTTGTTGTGTCAGATGTAAGCAGTGTAGGTTTTTTTACTCCTGTAAGTTTGAGCAAAGAGTTTCTTACAACTGCTCTAGCGTTCTCATCAAACACTAATCTTCTGTTTGCTCTGTCTATTGTGTAAAAGTTTCTGTGTATTTCTTCGTATGCTGCACCGTAGTCTCTTGATACCTTAATATCATCTATTGATACAGTTGCTGCACCAATGTCTGCTACTTGTATCAAACCAACAGATATTATAGCCGTTAGGTTCTCTGCACTACTCAAAGCTATTCTGTGATGAGTCCATGTGTCTGCTGATGTTGCAGGCACTGCTACGTCCTCATAGACACCACTTGTAGCGTTGTTTGCTGCTGCAGATAGCCTTACTGCAAATTGACCTGCTGTAAGAGCAACGTTTGTTTTTATAAAAAATTCTAAATGAGTATAACCTGATATGTTTGTAGATGTTATTGAGTCAGATATTAATATTGCATTTGTACCAGTAGAAGATGGTATAACCATCTTGTTTGCAGCTTGACCTTCTCTGTGGTCCTCTTCATCCACCACAACGCTTGACACACCAGTTGTTACTTCATCAAAGACAGCATCACAAGTAAGTAATGATTTACCAAAGTATTTCTTTCTGTATTCTACCTTCTGTAATCCAACTAAATCTGAGGGTAATGAGTAAGCATATACTTCAGATGATGAATGTAAACTAAAGTCAGTAGTCTGTGGGGCACCTTTTCGTGTTATCCCAGATATAGCCCTGTTTATAAAATCGTGTATTCTTGCAGGTGGTAAATCGTTGTCATATATTTCATAAGCATCTCCAGTAGCAACGTTAAAACTAAGTGCAGGTGATACTGTGATTGTGCTAGTGCTAGAAGCATAGTCAGTAATTCTTCTTATGTTTACAGTGTTGTCTGTAGCATCTGTAACTACAAGCCATGAACCATTGTACTCATCGTCTCCACCAAAAAGATTTACTGTATCTTTAAAAGTAGTTGTATCTCCATCTGCAGTAGCAGTACCGACAGTACAAGCACCAAGCTGATAACCTATTGATTGTCTTAGTTCTGCTCTATTTTTTGATTGTATTGCTGCCATTTAGGCTCCTCTTTATATGCTCTGCATCTAGCATAGTCATATCTATATTTTTCTTTATTGTATCTAGTGGTCCATGTACATTCAATATTTCACTTGGACCATGATGTGGATTTAAGACTTCTGCTCTTGCTAACAATGATTGGTACATATCTTCTAGTTTATCTGTTTCTACATTTTTAGTATCAAAACTACCATCATCTAGTTCTTTTTTAAGTTTAGACCATGCTTCTATTTCTCTTACCCTGTCATTGCCAACTCTTTCATGGTTTCTTAATGTCCATTCTAATTTTTCTATTTCTAGTTGCAAGAATTGTTTTTCATATTTATCTGTTGTGTTTTCTAATATTTCTTTTGTTTGTTCTAAAGTAATCTTGTCTTTTCTATAATCAAAAGATAGCCATGCTAAGTTTTCATACATACTTGCTTGTTCTCTAACGCATTGCCAATACTTGCCTGCTCTTGTAGGAAAACTATTGTCGTTTAAAACAGAGTAACGCATCTGTGCTTCTGTTCTGTACACTTGTTGTTTTATAAAAGAATCTTCAACTTCTTCACGCAATGCTTCCATTTTCTTTGCGTTTTCGTTATTTAGTGCTGGAAATTCATTCATGGTAATATCTCTCTTTCTGGTTGTGTGTCTATACTTCTTGCATCGTTATCCCAGTTTGCTATAACTGTAGTTCTTCTGTCATCTAAAATAGCTTGTGCTTCTGCCTTTGTTTTTTCAGTTGCACCTACTCTTTTAGACCAGTTACCTGTTGCCCATTTGTCATTAGTAACAATAACGTTGCCATAACTTTTTACTTCAAATCTTTTTATTTCATTGCCAACGAATGTGTTAACATTTATATTTTCTATTTGCCAGTATTTCATGTGCTGATTGCCCTCGTAAAACTATACGCATCATCTTGATAACCCGGTCCACCTTCTATAAATCCACCAACTGTCAACCCATTTCCTGTAGGTCCACCACCAAAGTTATTTCTTATATTTGTAGGTACATTATTTCCTGTAGTCCATGTATCTGCACTATATTCGTATGTACCACCATCTGGTCCACCTGCAGCCTCTCCACTGAATACTACTAAATCATCTGCACTTGTTTTTCCAAAACAACCGGGATTTTCATCTAATCCAGTCGTTATGGCTGTATTTGTGGTCCACGAACCACTTGAACCAGAACTATAAGTATATTCTTCGTTTTTCGTATCTCTACTAGAACTAGAAGAACTACCTGTAACTGCTGCACCATTTCCTGATGAACCACAGGCGTTATTTGCTAAATAATATCTAGGTGTAAGCATATTTGTGCTTTGTAAAGTCCAAGTACCACTTCTCATAATTTCATGATTTCCTACTCTTCCACCACTAACACTTGGATTGAATCCACCACATGCCCAAGCATTATCTTTGTCCTCTGCTGCACCACATAATAGGGTAGCACCTTGATTAGTTAGTGTATCAGCAGTTGTAAAACTACTTCCACCCCATTTTTCACAAGCAGTTGAATATGCTGTGCCTCCTCTACTTCCACTAATGCTTATTGCACTACTTTGTGTGCCACCACCTGTAGCACTAGCAGTTGCTGCTGATAATGTTTCTGATAATGTTGTAAAAGAACCAGAAGCACCATTCCAAGTTTCAACAACATCTGTCGCAGGATTAGCACCACCAAAAATTAATGCTGCACTAGCGTTACCAGCAATCACAGACATATACCTATTACTGCTAATAGTATCTCCTACATTTGCCCATATACCCGGTCCACCTGCTGGTGTAAAGCTACCAAAACCTAATATTTGATATCCAAACTGTGCCATTAAGCATCCGTGCTAGTGTCTGTTGTATAAATAATTTTTACACCTATTAATAAACAATCTTCTCCCACAGTATCTGAGCCATTATCAGCATCTCTAAAAACTTCAAAATAACATATTTCTCCTGCTGCTGGACTACCTGCGATTGTTACATCTGCTGTCTCAGCAGTTACAAGAATGTCTTTTGCAGCACTTAATATATTATCTGTTACTGTAACAGCAGTTCCAAAGGCTACATCCATAGGATTATCATTAGCATAAGAAACTCCTGATATTCCCCAGATAACAGCATCTGTATCTGAACCTGTTGTTGTCCAATAAAATTGTGCTTTTATTGTTCCTTCGTTCCAAGATTTTGGCATTGCTACTGAAAACTGTGCGTGTTCTTGTGTGCTTGCATCAAAAGGTAAATGAGTTATATCTGCTCTGCCATTTGTGGCTGCTGCTGTTGTAGTTAAAGCACCACATCCTGCGTTATCTCTAGGAGTCATAGCTTGTGCTGGAACCCACATATTTTCTGTACCAACTTTCTTGACTGCGACACCTTCAATAGTTACTTCACCTGCACTTGCTCTAGCAATAGTAGTGTCTGATGCGTGTCCTAAATTAATATCTCCAGTTCTAACTGCACCTGTTGTTGATATAGCAGATGCACCTGTGTCGATAGTGCCAAAACCAGAAGTAATTGAACCAGCATCTAATGCTCCTGTTTCAACTAAATTAGTCATAGCAGTTATTTCACTACCAAAATATGTAGCAAATGTCTGAACTGTAGTCTGTCGCATTGTGCCATTATCATTAGTAACGATTCCATCTCCATCTGCTACTGCTGTAGTACCAACAGTTGCATTACCATCCATAATATTAAGTTCTGCTGCTGTAGAAGTAACTCCGTCAAGAATATTTAATTCAGAGGCAGTTGAAGTTACACCATCAAGTATGTTTAACTCTGCAGCAGTTGATGTAACTGCTGTTCCATTAATTGCTAACTTGTCAGTAACTATATTAAATGTTCCATTGTGTTCTACTCTTGCTACCTCAGTACCATCCCTTTGTTGAAAAATAATATCTTTTTCGTCAACAACTGGTTTTATAATTACATCACTAGAACTATTAGATATATTTAATATTTCAGTACCTGCTGCTGATATTTTGAGCACACCTGAATGAGAATCTAAATCAATATCACCGTCAATATCTACTGTTAGATGTGCTGCTGCTGCTGCTGCATCGTTAGTATTTATTGAGAATGCACCGTTTGCTGCAACAACTAATGTTGCTGTATCACCAGAAGAGCCAGTCATTGTAACTGTCTTACTATCTAAACCAATGTCGTCAACTGTCAAAGCAGTAAGTGTTCCTAATGATGTAATGTTTGTTTGACCTGCTACTTGAAGAACTCCGTCAGAGTTTGCAAAAGAGGTTGAACCTAAAGTAAGAGCACCAGCGATAACTGCATTACCAGAACTATCTAAACTAAATTTAGTTGCTCCACCTACTGCAGCACCAGTGTCTATTTTAAATTTATCACTATCACTGTCATCAACACCCACAGTCCATTCGTCTGTGCTGTTTATGTCAAATGTTATTCTTGGGTCACCAGATGAACCAGCACCTATCTCAAGGTCTCCTGAACCATCAAAGGTAAGATTAGCTTCTGCATCAAGTTCTGTTGTTGTAGAACCAACTGTTACTAATTCGTTTGCTGTAGCATTGTTTAGTGCAGTCACTGCACCTGATGCTGCTGCTGCCCATTTCATACCAGTAGCTTCACTGCTATCTGCAGTAAGTACATGGTTGTTACTTCCAACAGTTCTAATTGCCATTGAGCCAGTGCCAGAACCAGCAACTAATCCACCCTTGGCTATTGCTGATATATCTGCCTCAATACCACCTACTTCGTGTTTGAAAGTACCATCGTTAGCAGTCATAGCTTGTACTGCTACTGGAGCACCTGAGCCGTCTGCTACAACTATTTTACCGTCTGTAGCACCGACAAGTCCTGTACCACCATAAGCTAAACCTATTGCAGTACCATTCCAAACACCTGTAGTTATTGTTCCAAGACTTGTAAGTGATGAAGATGTAACTCCACTACCTAAAGTATTGTTTGATAGAACTGTGGTGCCGGCTACTTTAAATGTTTTACCACTGGCTATATCTACGTTTTCTGAAAAATCAAAGTCACCAGTAGCGTTTGTAAATGTAATTGTTTTATCAGAGGTACCTTTTATCGTTAGACCACCACCATCAGCATTAGAATCACTAGGAGAACCAACTTTGTTCAACTCCATGTTCTTGTCTTCAACCTGAATGGTTGCAACGTTTGCTGTGATTGTGTCACCAGATACTGTTAGGTCACCACCAATCGTAATATCTTCTGCCCAAGCTAAACCTGTTGATGTACTTGAGTCTGCAATAAGTATTTTATTGTTCGTACCTATTGCTAATTTATCCCAAGTGCTGCCTGTGTAGACTAAAATATCACCTTTAGCCTCAGACATACTTGTTACATCTGTATGGGAAGCACCATCAAGTGTGTGCGACCCCATCTTGCCAAGACTGGCAGCTTTTACTCCTAACATTTAATCCACCCCTGTGTTTACAAATAATTTAGTAGTTGAACCATCTGGTGTAGAACTGTAAGCAATCCTTACAATGTAATACGGAAATGGGTCACTACAACATTCATAGCCTCCACTTGTTGCTGCTACTGTAAACGAACCTATCTGAACTGCAGTTGTGGAACCGACAGTTGAATCAGATGCCTGACAACCGTATAAAGTTATAGTTGCAGTCTGATTGCTTGCATTGTTTACATGAATTGTTTGAACGGATTTACCGTTCCCACTAAAAATAAAATCATGATTGTCTGTATCATCAGCACTAAAACTTGTTTCCAAATAAAAAGGAATGGATGCACTGTGGATATTTAAACTATCATGTACTTGTTGTAATGTCATTTGGCTCCTTCAAAATATAATTTACCAGTTGAAGACTCATTCCTCTTCTTCCAATATTGTTTCATCTCACGGATGATTTTACCAATTTCTTTTCTTTCCTCTACAGTAGGTTTTCTCTTATGTTCTTTTGCTCTCATGTCCAAAAGCCATTTCTCATAAGCATTACCTGCTAAATCTTCTATTTCTGCTTTACTATGAGTGTCATCTCCGATTACTCTCAATTCAAACAGTTTACCAGTTACAGGGTCTTTGACTTTAAAATGATAAACCTTGGCACCTGTGTCTCCACCTAAGTCTACGACACGAGTTACAACTGAACCCTGTGGGGTCCAAAGTCCATCTATGTTTCCGTTATATTCTGTAACCATAATTAGTGTAAGTGGGAGAACCGAAAGGAAACAATCCTCCCACTTATGCCATTAGATGTTTATTCTATATTTGCTTTGATGAATGCGTATTCACCGGCAACACCTGCAAGTGGTCCGTTAACTGCAACTGGTGCTAAGTTAGCAGTACCATCTTCATCGTACACCTCAACTGAACCATTTAGTGATGAGTTGTTTGATGTAACAAGTGGGCTACCTGCTGCTGGATTGCCGTCAATTAAGGCTGCAGTCCAACCATTAACACATATCCATCCGTATGAACCTGATGCTATGTCAACTTGTGCCCAACCAAGTGGAGCACTGTCAATACCATCACCATCATGAATTTCAACGTCTTTGTATGGGTTTTCATAAAGTCCAACTTGCTGTGATGTAGTAATCGCAGTTACTAAACCATCTTCTTCATCAAGTGTTATTACACAACCTGTTGCTGAAGATACAGCAGTGTTACTTTTAATTTTGTACATATGACCTTCTTCTTCAACGTCATTAAAGATTATGTAGCCATCTTTGTATAAGTCTTTAGCAATTGTAGAAGAAGTAGTTATTGTGATTGTTGTATCACCTACTGAACCTGCTGCAACAGCCAAGTCAACTTGGTGTCCATCAGTTCCGTCTTTACCCATGGTCAATAGACCTGCAGTAATAGCTTCACCTGCTTCTACATATCTGAATACTCTATCTTGGATAATCATTTTTGTTCCAAGTTTGTGCTTTTGTGATGTGGAAGTTTGCTTCTCCCATCCCGGCTTACCGGAAATCATTTGTGGAAACGACATTAAATTGCCTCCTGTTTTTCCTCGGGTTTATTGTACACCCCGTCATCAACCGATGTTTGTTTATTTGAAGAAGAGGCAGGAACTCGGTCAATGGTTACATCCACTGCCTCTTCTTTTTTTCTTTCGTAACTACAATGATTGCATTCACAATTAGTAGTAGGTGGATAAGAGTACGCACCTTTACGAGCCATCTTAAGTAAGTAGTCAGGTGTCCCCGGTACATTCTTAATCACTGTGCCTTTTTTAAAACCTATACCTCCAGTGGCATTCTTTTTATCGATGTGCCAGAACAAATCTGTTTTAGATTGCCAGTTATCAATCATGTCCCAAGCATAGCCCGAAGCTATTAACTCTTGTCTCTTTTCTGCACGTTCTCTAGTATCCATCTATTCTCCTAATGTTTACGCACCAGATGCAGGGGCTGAAGCATCAAATGTCAAAGGTGCACCCTTTGAATCATCAATTTCAAACACACCGTAGTCTGCTGTAATTATAATTTCAGTTGCTCTCATTGAAGCATCTCTTTGTCTTTCAGTTCTAGTGTCTACTGATTTAAGTACACCTAGTGCTGATTTGTCTGCAATAACTCCAACTGCATCATCAGATGAGTCAACTGACAAGTTACCATCTTCAAAGATTGGAACACCGTTTAGTGGTCTAATGTTTGAGAAGAAGTTATTTAACAAGTCAGTTGCAAATCCATCCGGAATACCGGCTGCTGCACCTGTTGCTGTTACTGCTGTGTTAGCAATGTCAAAGGTTGCAAAAGGGTGTTGCAAGATATAAATCTGCGAACCAAACTTTTGTCCTTTAGCATTTGCGATTGCACCTGCTATGTTTGCAAGACTCATTGTTGCACCAGCAGCACCAAAAGTAGTACCACCGTTTAGTCCTGAGTACAATGCGTGGACATCAGTGTCCTTTTTTCTTGCCATTGCATCACCAAGCTGTCTACCTACAATTGAAAAAATGTTGTTTGCAGATTGCCTGATTAATTTATCTGTCAAAATTACTTTTGCTCCGACTTCTGAAGCAGTAAGGTCTACAGTTGTCATTCCGATTTCTTCGTCATCAACAATGTCGAATCCGTCTTGTAAATCAGAAATAGTCATTTGACCTACTTTTGGCACAGTTACCTGTTTAGCCCCTTTTGGCAAATTCATTTGCTCAATCAAAGCCATAGCAGGAGCATTGTGCTCTTCAGTAAACCTAGCAGCAGTAATTATTATGTTCTGGGCATTTTCTAAATTCCCAGTAGTTGCTGTGGTTGCCATATTCGTTTATCTCCTATATGTCACCGGAAGCTACTCTTCTTGCATATTCAATAACCTTCGGGTCATTGTCACCTGCCAAGTAGCGTTCCATTAAAGTTTTCTCATTTAATGGTGCTGCAGGCGAAGGCTGTCCTGACTGAAGTTCCTGCGAAGGTCCCGTACTCGGTACCTTGCTCTGCTGTGCATCAAGTACACGTTGCTGCTGGACTGTTAAATCAGCGATACTTTCAGCCATTGACTGCATTGCAGTTGGGTCGACAGTTGACATTAACACATCATAAGCTGTGCTCTTGCCTACTTTCTGTTCGGGCTTAATGCCCTTCTCCAAAAGCAATTGCCTTGCCGTTGCTACCTTTGCAGTATGTTCTGATGATTGAGATAATTGCTGCTGTTGTGCAAGCAGTCTTTCTTTCTCTTGCTGTACCTGAAGCATTTGCCTCTCTTGTGATGCAGCTTGTGTAGAAAGTTGTTGTGCCTGCTCAGGAGCATATCCTTGCATCTCATACTGCTGTTGAAGTTCTCTTCTCTTAGCTTCTATCGTTGCTTCTGATTGACTCAGTTGCAATTGTGCCTGCAAGTCCTGTTGGGACTTTTGCAAGTCTGCTATTTGTTTATCGTAAGATGATTGTGCTTTCCTCCATTCATCTTGCGAATAAGAACGAGAGTCTTCAACACTCGTTGTTGGCTCAACGCTTTGAGGTAGTTCTGCACCGACTGATTCGGGCTCTGAAGTTCCTGTAGGTTCTGCTTGCTCTGCTCCATTTTGTATCAATCCTTGTTGCTGTAGTTGTTCGTTCACAGCAGGGTCAGTATTGTCTACAATTCCTGAAGTAGATTCAGCAGGCTCAGAAATTTCTGGCTGCGAGTCAGGAGATGTTGAATTCTCAGGTTGTTTGTCTGTTACCATTACAACTCCTAAAATATTTAATTTTGGTTACATTGTATATCTAATCTTCTTGGCTTTCAATCTTATCTGCCAGAGATTCAAAACTATCTTTTATTTGTTGGTCAATTGGTTGCAAGGTTAATCTGTCTAATTTTGCACGTTCATTGATTGAATCTAATAGTTTTCTTTTTTCATTTCTAGGTAATATTCTAAATAATTCTTGAGGTATTGTTTCAGCATGATAATTAGTATTTCGTGATATGTATGCTCTTTCTGGTACTGTTAATTCTTTTAAGAATCTATCTCTTGCTTTGTTAAAATCATCATACAAAAACAATCCTTCGTCTTCTGTGGTGTATTGCTCCATCAATGCGTAATAGGCTTCAAGTGCTGCTCTTTCTCTATCAGAACCTGCAAACCTTATTTGGTTCTTGTAAAACGGGTCTTCAAAATCAAAACCTTCTTGTTCAGCAGTTGCTCTTCTTTCTTGAGATGCTATTGCTTTTGCATCAAAATATGCTCTTATTCTAAGACTATTAGTATCGTAAGTGTCATAAATTCCATTTATTTTTTGTTGCATATTACTTAAAGATTCATAAGTTGGAGGAACCTCTCTTGTTGTATCTTCTGCATAATAATGTAAATTTGCAACTCTTTGTTCAAACGGTTCTAACTCAACAAATCTTTTATTGTAAATATTTAACGCTGTATCTTCCTTGTTTCTGTATGAGTTAACATTAATTCCAAACATTGCACCTGCAGCACCAGTTGCTATCATGTATGGGTCATCTGTGTTTTCAACAAGTTCAACTATCTCAGCAAGAACTAATGGTGCCAATGATTGTATTGCAGGGTTTTTTGATGATATTGATTTCCAATTTGCAACATTGTATCTGTCATAAGTATCTTCGCCAAAAAAATCTGTTCCACCTACATGGTCAAATATTTCTCCTACTACAGGGTTTGCTTTACCTCTCAAATATTGGTATGTTTGTTTCCACCATCTATTTGCAAGATTGCCCATGTCACCAACTTTATAGTAAGTACCAGTGCTACTTGTTTTGTAGTCTCTTGCTAAATCAAAAGCATAGTTTATAAATTGTTCAAATCCACCCCATATTTTTAATTTAGTCCCGTCTTTAAATGCTATTTCACCTTTACGATAATTTACTCTTATATCTGGGTCCATGTTTGCAAGTGTTAATATACCTCCACCAACAGCAATAAATTTTGCTAAGTCAAGTGCTGCTTCATTTCTAACAATTGGATTTTTGTATATTGATATTGGTAAATATATTCTTGACCACCAAAGCCTTGGTGCCCACATTGTGTTATACATTACATCTCTAATAACTTTCTTTTTACCTGCTATTGGTATTGTTTTTAAATCAGCTTCTCCAGTAAAGATATTTACTATTTCTGATACTTGTCTGTATAAATCATCAATCTCTTCTTGAGATGTTGCTTTTCTAAGTCGTCTTGGACTTAGCATTTGGTTTGCTACATTAAACCTCATGTTATTTAAAAAGTGTGTATGGAATCTAGCAGATGCTCTAAGTATAGGTCCAATAACTGATGCCTTTGGTAGCTTTTCAATAAAGTTTGACATAAATGCTTCTGCTCTTCTATCAGCAGCAACATCTTGTCCGGTTTTATTCCAACGCATTCCAGACTCAATTAACTTATTATAGTTTGAGTTTTGCTCAAGTAGTTGCTCGTTTCTTAAAACTGCATCGTCACTCAAAGCTGCTTTTAATGCTTGCCCAAAAGACTTAGCAGTAGTAAATGGTCTTGATACTGTATATATTGCGTTTTGTCTTAACACTGCACCAAAATCTAATGTACCTCTAATTGCTTTTGCAAGAAACACTGAGTTATTCCATAGACCTCTATCTATCTTTGGTTTTGCTGCTCGTGGGTCATTAACTATTTGTTCTGCACCATCAACCATTTTATTGTCTTTGCCAAAGAACCTTCTTAGTCTTTTAATATCTATGTCAGTAAGTTTAGGAACTCTGTCTGCTAGTTTTACAAATGACTCAAGAAATCTAGTTCTAGCAATTGTGTTTGGTATAAACATTGCGACATCTTGTAAAAAGTTACCAATCTCTTGTGGTGTAACTCTTCTTTCGGGTTGTAAGTTGCCAGTTTCCCATGGTCTAAAGTCTTCATTGATTCTGCTGTTTGTTCTTGCTAAAAATCTTCTTTTTACAAAACCAATCTCGCTGTCAGTAAGAACTCTTGGCTCACCTCTTTTTGCACGAGCATTTGCTCTATCTAAGAATGGTCGTAAGAACTCTTTTTCTGCATCGGTAACATATTGAAGTCTAAATACAAATTCTTTGTCATCAATAAGATTTTTTGGTAGGTTTTTAAATATATCTTCAGGAATATCTGTGCCATCACTGCCAAGCATCAAACCTCTTTGTCTTTCACCAAAAGCACCAAGTCTTGTTGGTTGGTTGATTTGCTCAGATGTTAAAGGTCTTGCTAGCCTTAATTGTTCAAAGTCAATAGAGCCGTCAGGGTCTACTGCACCTCTTATTCCTTGCCCTTCAAGAATCTGGTTAATCCTGTCAGCATTCTGATTCTTGTACTCGGTGTAGGACTGAGTAAAGGCTCCACTTTCTTGGGAGACAACCCTCGTTCTAATCGCAGTTGGTCTCGCCTCCGTTGCATTCTGTCTACCAGTTCTCCGAAAGTAATCGTTGATGAGTTGTTCGAAGTCGATGATTTTGTCTGATTCTTCTCCATAGTTAGGATTATACTTTCTAACAGTAAAATATTCAAGTGATTGGAAATCACCACTTACAGTAAATCCTGCAAATCCATTTTCGTTTGCAAGTTGTGTAATAGCTTGTAAATCATCATCTGTTAACCTATTTCTAAATGTGTAAACAGTTGAAAAATCACGAGTTACTCCCGGCTCAATAACTTCACCAATTGGCAAATCTTCTAGTGGATTTCTTGCTGTTCCCATTGGTGCTCTTACAGGTTCTAAATCAGCTTGTGTAATTCTATTTGTAATTATAATTTCTTTTTGATTTAAATCTTTGTCTGCAATGTCAACAATTCTAGCAACAGATAAATCAGAATTTGCTGGATTTGTAACAATCATATCAATACTCGGTTCTATTTCATTAAAATATTGCCCAACACCCGGTGCAATTCTGAGGTCTGAAAATCCTCTTTCTAAGTTTTGTAAACCTCTATTTTCATTTTCTATAAAAATACCTGCGTTTGCATTCAAAGCAGACAACTCTGAGAACAATCTGTTTCTTGGTGTTACGCCACTTTCTTGAAATATTTTCTTTATTTCATTTTGTTTGTCTACATATTGTTGTGGAAACAATCTTGTTGCAGGTTGGTCTGCTTCACCAGTTACAGATGGTGAAATACTTACCCTCATTCTTGGTTGTGTAGGTGCAGTACCATAAGAAGGAAATATAGATTGTTGTATAAATGGTTGGTCAACTTCTGTTGGTCTTAATATATTTGGTACGTCTAATGGTTGCCTTTGTCTTGCTGCTTGTCTGCCAAGTAATCCAACTCCTGCTGCAGTTGGTAAAGCACCTGCTGCTAGAGCAGTTAATGTATTTTCAAATGGTTGTGCAATACCCTCTAGTTGTCTTTGTTCTGTGCCTGATATTGTAGTAGCAGCCGGTAATTGTATTGCAGTTTCTGCTGCTAATCTTCTTCCAAACGGTCCACTAGCAACAGGTTCTAAAAATGTTCTTGCAACTCTCCCTCCAAGACCTGTGCCTACTCCTCTAAGCACAGCAGGTCCTAATCCTGCAGTTCCTATAGTTAATGCTGCATCAAATGGAGTTGCTATTGTAGCAGCACCACCAAGTGTTGCTTCTAATGGAGTCATGCCACCTACAAAAGGTACAGCTTCTGGAATTTCTGAACCAAACTGTGCACCAAAATCTCTTGCAGTTTGTGGGTCTATTGGACCTTGAAATAAATTACCCATTTCAACTGGAACACCAAATATTTCATCACCTAATGTGCCTCTTGATAATAATGATGCAAGTGCTGCTCCAGTTTCTCTGGTTCTTTGACCAGCAACATTTGGGTCAATAAAACCACCTTCTCCAAAAAAAGGTATTCCGGCATCTTGTGTTGGTTGAGGAGGTCCATATTGTGGAATGCTTACGGTTGGTTCAACGTCACCTAAATTAGTAATATAATTTAAAAACTGTCTAAACTTACCGGGTTCTTTTACTTTTACATTTGGACCAATAGTTTCTTTTGCTACTTGGTCAAGTAATTGTTCGTCTCTTTGAAAGTCTTGAAATGTCACTTTTACCTTCCAAAAAAGAATCTACCACCAGATGTAATTCCTCTGTTACCCATACCTGTTCGGGCTGCAGGTTGGTTTCTAAACATATCCTGAAAATCAAGACCACTTATGTATTGTTGAAAGCTAGGGGGTGTTTGACCCATTCTGCCTGCTCTTCCGTATGCACCTAAGTAGTCAGTAAATACAGGTTGATATAAATTTCTAAAAAAGTTTCTTTGATTAAAACCTTGTGCTTCAGGTAAAAAAGATTGTAGTAATGCTCTTCTTCCTAATTCTGTTTCTTCAAGAATATTAGAAAATGTATTTCCGGATTGATTAAATCCATAATTTGGCATTACCATTTAAGCTAAACCTAACCTTTGCTGTAAAAATGGTAAAAATCCAGTAGCATCTCCAAATTGTGGTGATTCTTCAAATTCTCTTAATAATGTATTTGTTTGTGGTACAAATGCGTTTGCAAATAAACTTCCAAACCTATCTCTTGCTGCACCTCTTGCTAACTCAGCAGCTTGTCTTGCACCAAAATTTTGACTAACTCCTCTTCCCGGTTGCAAAGTTGGTGAAATTAAAGCATTTAAAAAATCATTATTACTACTTACGCCTTGTCGTGCTGCACCAAGTAAATTTTGAAAAGTATTTGCTGCTTGTCTAAAAGGATTTGTTCCAACAGTTGCTTGCAAACCCCCCAAAGGTGTTTCTGGTCTCATTGCTTGTTGTGCATAAAAAGATGCAAGTGAAGGTGCTGCTGCTGTGCTTGCTAAACTTTGACCAATACCAGACCTAATATTTATATTTGGTAGTACATTTTGAAATGCAGACCTAAATTGTGTAAAAGGCGATGTAAAATCTGGTAAAAATTCTTCTAAAAATCTTGTTTCACTTAAATCTTCACCTGTCTCAAAACCACTAAATTGTGGCAAAGGACCTTCTGTTCCATAAAAATTTGGTGCTGTTGTAGGATTTATGTTTCTTCCAAAACCAACGCCTTCTGGAACTTCGTCAACTTCTTTACTTGTAGCAGGTTTATCTTGAACAACTGTTGCATTTTGTGAGTTTCTTAAAATATTTTCAGCTTCAGTAGCATTGTTTGCTCTTACATAGTATTTGACACCACCTATTGTTATTTCAAAAGTTTTCATTCTTCTTCTAATCCTATACTTCTAAGTAATTGAGTTCTTTCACTTTGGGCTCCGGGTCTGGGTGCTGCCGTGTTATTGCCTTGGTTAGGTGATGGAGTATTCGGTATGCCTCCCATGGCTGCATTAGGCATAACCTCTGGTCTTACTCCATTCGATGTAGGGGCTCCCGGCTGAGGGGGTGCCATTGGTTGCTGCATCTGTCCATATTGTTGCATAAATGCCATACGTTGTGCAAGTTCCTGCATCTGTTTTTGTTCTTCAGCAATTTTAATTTCTTGTAAGTAATGTTGAGCCATTTGCTCATCACCACTCTTCATTGCTGCAGTGTAAAGCTGAACTAACTGCATAATCGGTGTCGATGTTCTTGCAATCTGTTCGTATATTCTTTGTCTTTCTAAATCTGCATCTTGCATTCTTAAGATTCTATCTCTTGCAAAGTCCATTGACACAAGCGACTCACCAGTTGCTGTAGGTTGAGTTGCCATCTGTGCAATTGAATATCTTTGCATATCATCTTCTGGTAATGCAGGCAGTAAAGTAAATGTTAAATCACCGTGGTTTTTTATGTCATCTGGTTTTATCGGTCCATCAAAAGGCATCTTTGCGTATGTTTTACCCGATACATTTAACGCCTTGTACGATTTAGTTTCATACATCATAATCAAATGTTCAAAAGACATCTCAAGTAAGTTCTGAACTGCTGTAAGTCTTGGAATAACTTTCTGTTCTATGTTAGTTCCAAGCTGTCTCATCGCATAACCAGATATAGGTGCTTGTAATATTCCAAAAGCCTGTGGTGGTAATCCACCGTCTACTTCATCGTCATTGATTGCACCAAGCAATACGTCTGCATCTCTTGGTGATTGTGATAACGGTAGTGGCTGTACGTCTTCTTGGTTTTGAGTTGACACATTTATTTGCGACCCCTTTTTTGACGGGTTGTCTTCCAATGCCTTAGTTCCGTCTAACGATGAAACCTTGTAGGCTTGGTCTACTGCTCTTGCAGCAAGTGCCATCCTGTATGAGAAAACTCTGTTTTTAAACTTAATGATGTCCCTGTTAGGAGCAAAAATTGATTCTGAGAAGTCTTTTATTGGGTCTTCAATGTCTGCCATGCTATCAATCTGTCGCATTCCTGTGTCAGATGTAGCAAGTAATGGAACACTCCCAACAGGAACAGTGCATATCGGGAACATCATTGCAAAAGTGTCTGCAGGTTTCTTGGCGTAATGGTCATCAATAATTACATAGTTCATGTATTTGACTTCGCCGTTTACAATCTGTCTTTCGTAACAGTCGTAAACAAACTCTACTTCGTGACCATCGTCAAGCGTTACATCGTAAAATTTAAAATTCTTGTAGGTGTCTCTTATCTCTGACCTTGTTTGAGTCATTCTGTAAGCTGCAAAGATTGGTTCTTCTTCTCCGTACTGGACAACCAAATGTCTTGGGTCTAGTGGTTTTATCTCTGCAAAAGTATCACCGTTTGGTTTCTTTCTTAGCAAAGACCTCGCTGCTATCCTACCACCTCGTACCGTAGAGTACCAAGCAAGCTGCGATACAAGCAAAGGCTCACCTTTTCTTTGCAATCTTTTGTTTATTTGCCTGTGCATTCCAATGACTAATCTTTCTAAGTTGTCGTTTGCAGCACGTTTCTGTTCGTCTGCAGCATCATTGTGCACTCTTACAACTTGCTCAGAACCAGAAATAAAACTTTCTATCTTGTCTGCTAATGTTCTTAGTGAGTTAGTTGTGTAAGCATCTTCTGGGTCGACACCTTCTTCTTCGTCTGGGACAAAGTGAGTTAATCTCCATGAGGAGTAATCCATGTCCATTCTGTCGTGTAAAGGTTGGTCTTGGTCAAATAGTGTTTCTATTTTATTTAAAACATCGCCAACTATTTCGTCTTGTGTCTTTCTAGCCATTATCTAAATCTCGTTACTGGGATAACTTCCCTTTGATAGTTTTCATTACCGGCATAACCAAACTGATTTACCATCAGATAAGTTAATGCCTTTACAGCATGATTATACTTGTCTCTCGGAACATTTCCAACTACCCCACCTTCTCGGTTCATCTGCCAACTGTAAACTCTGACCTGTCCGTCAAACGGATTTGGTCCTCCTCCAAGTTCAGAAATCAGTCCTTTGCAAGTAGGGTCAATAATTATTCCGGGCTCCATGTCTATCGGGTCTGGCTTGAGCATACTGTTCATTCTCTCAATACCGTCAATAATTTTTACGGGCTGGCTTTGCATAATTATATTCGCTTCTTTAAACCATATCTCAGTGTTTGATGGCATGGCTCCGGCGTGTGCATTTCCTGCAACGTCAATCACGCCAAACTTATCCGTGTTGTTCCACCAAAATCTTTTTTTGGCTACCTCGATAATGTCGGAAGCAATCAATTCTCTCTCGTAAATTTCGTCAAATACCTGCACCTGCCCATCGATTATGTGGCATACCTCAACGGCATACGCACTTTCGGTCATCCTTGAGTACCCCGGGTCAACTGCAAGATACACAATCTCGTCTGGGTCATACTCAACTTCTCTCACATGAACGTTTACATTGAATGACGGATGCACCAATCCACTCGGAGGACTCGGGATTCCGGCGACACGTTCATTAAACCACTCCTCGGAATGCTCATTTCTCATCTTTTCTATTTCAGGGTCGTGCTCTCCCAACGGAAATATATGCGTATTAGTCCATGTAGGTAGTGAAAAACTTTTTGCACTCTCTAAATTTTGTATACCCGGTGATTGCCATGACGTAAATTGTTGGGGGTACCATCCTAGACTACCCTCAAAAGTACCCTCTAGGAATACCCAACCACGCTTTTCTGCTACTCTCTCCATTAATCGCCAATAACTTTCTTGGTCTAACTGCGAAGCCTCACAAGCAACGATGCCCATCGGGGCTTCCATCGCAAGTTTTCTGTAGTCAGTTGCAGATTTAGTCTTGATTACCAACGGTTTTAGGTTTTTAGAACCAACGGACACCTCGATGTATCCGGGGTCAACCTGACGTGTGGCACGTTTAATTATACCTAGCCTGTTGAAGGCATCTCCAAGATAGTCAAACTCACCCCTAGTTCTCTCGTAATCAGCAGCAACTAGCCAATAGACACTGCCTGAAGCAGCATCAGGGTCTTCTACAATCTTGGACATTATCTTTTCAAACATATACATAGCACCAAGATTGGACTTACCTGCTCTCACGCCACCGGCAACCAGTTTGAATCTTGCATCATCATTGAGTATCTCAAGCTGTGCAGCCGTAGGCTTGTAACCTATGGCTCCGAATAGTGCATCACGTTGTTCATGTATCATGAGACACATTTTAGCATAAAATTTACAGGAGGTAGTACCACAGACACAGACCAGCAAGCGACCACAAGAACCACCCCCCTTGCTACCGACACATTGACACCGACACGATGATACCGATGACAGCCAGACCACCCAACCACCACCACCCATCCACCCCACCACACGCATTTTTTTTTCCGAATCCGAATCATACGCACCTCTCAGAGGCTCTCAGAGGCTCATAGACGGGCTTTTGGGGCTTTGGGGGTATCATGCCTCATTGTGCCTTACGTTCCCATTCGTTCCCATTTTGTTATTTAGAATGCTTTTGAGAATGTCCCTCTTTAGTTTGGAATGATTCTGAAAAATTCGGAATGTTGTCCTTTATGAGTTTGGAATGTGTTACGGCGTTTTATACAGCGTTACGCCGTGTCCTCTATTGGCTTTTTATCTTCTGAAATTGGCACATTTATATTTATTAATGCTTGGATTAGTGCATTGGCTTGGTCATCAATTGTGGTCTGGTTCTTATTGTCACCGTATCGGTCAGGATATTTTTTGCTTAACAGCCACTGACTATTTTTACTTTTAACAGCCTCATTCTCTGCAGTCGTTAATTCCGTTAACTGTAACGCTTCAAACTCAGTTACAGCCTCAGTAACAGTATCATGAAGTTTCAGTGTCAGTTGCTTGTATCTGTCACTAGGATTCTGATTCTTAGTATCTGTAACAGTTACAGTATCTATAGTTTCTGTATCTGTTTCAGTATCTAATGTTACACGGACTTTTTCACCAAAACGGAGCCAACCCATAGCCACAGACTCAGAAACCCCACACCGTCGAATTATGGCACTTGTAGGGTGTAATCCAAGCCGTTCTATATCCTGCTTAATTAACTCAATCTTTTTATTATCTAACTGTATTTTTCTACTCATAGTCATTTACTATTTTATCAGGTTGAAATTATATTTAAATAAATGTGCCACATTATCCCGTTTTAAATTAGTTGTTGACTTATTGATTTATATGGTGTTAAGATGAACGGAGTGGTTGTTGTTGGTAGGTTGTTAGACCCTCAGGGACTGAGCAAACATGGAAGGCTTAGGAGTCAGGCTTGAACCCTGACAAGTGGGGGCAACATAAAACGGCAGGGGGGGGAAGTCATAGACCCCGAGTAATTCGGTCAAGTCAAATGAACTTCTAGACCTGATGTGAACGAAAGAACGCAAACGTTTCCGAGTTGTTGAGGCACTGGAAATCCAAGAGGGGGGCTACAACATAGTTGAGAAATAGTCCCTACAGGTAGGTTCAAACTGGGGTGCTGTGAACTGGTCACAGAATAAAAGACTGTTGTCCCTTGGGGCATTAGTTGAATACACAGTATTTCGGTTATGGAGGGCGTGGCACTGCCCTGCTGAGATAGTCCGAAGGATTTTTATAACAAGCAATACGCAACATCTACAAGTTCTGTTGAATGAGAAAAGCAGTCCTAAGTAAATAACTAAAAGTAAAATACAAAGCTACATTATTATTTAATCGTTGAGGTTGTCTGGTCATGTGGTGGTTACTTGTTACAGAAAAAATATTCATCCAAGGGTAAATATTTGATTATGTTTTCAAGTCTAGGTTATTGAAACAAATTACTAAGTGAACAACTGTGAAAGTCAGGAATGAAGCCGAAACTGTGGGTGGTGTATGGTTCCAAGTCGCAAGCCTTGGATTAAATTCAAAGTTTAATAAACCGAAACGAAAGAACCCAAGACAACGCCAAGCAACCCCTCCAAATTGGTTGCTTGGTATCGTCTTAGTAAACAATTAGCAATGGAGGAACCATGGCAGCATGGATAGTTAATAATCACCCAAAACAAATCACTTGGAAACAATACAATTGTTCTCACCCAATAAATGAAATCATTTACGGTTCAGACGATGGAACAGTAACTAAGTGTATGTTTTGCAATTTAGTGATGACTCAGACTGACAAAGTTTAGTTTGATTGTAACGGTTGGGGTTTCGCAAGCCTCCAACCGTTACCGTTTTAGTAATAAACCAATGACACAAGGAGGATTTATGTCATTATTAATTGAAAGCCCAAACAAAGAAAAACAAGGAATTTCAGACTTAGAAAAATTACTTGGTTTTAATGCAATGTTCGGAGGTTACCAAGAAATTACCAAAGATAATTACCATGAGGTTTACTTGAGAAATAAAATTCTCATTGAAACTAAAATGGCATTTATGTTTTTAGGTTCAGTTGAAAAACCTGAATACCCAACTTTAGAAATGGTTAAAAGTTGTATCGGTATGAAGGTCAATGAAATACCAAAGACAAGGCGACAATTCAGGGCAGAAATAAAAAGACTGTTTATTGAAACGGCTAAGAATGAGGCAAGAAGAGTTATTCAGCAATATGATAAACAGATACAACCCTAACAATATGGGGGGCTGAAATGCCCCCCAGTAAATCGTATTAGTAAAAAATAATCATGATGAAGGAGGATTTAATCATGGAAACAGAAATCACAATCAAACCAACTCTCAACGACTTTGGAACCAGTTTCATAGGGCATGTAAATATTTCCTATGACAAACTTGTTTCAGTGTTTGGTGAAGAGCATTTGGGAGAAAGTGGAGATGCAAAAATACTATGCGAATGGATTTTTGAATTTCCTGACAAAACAGTTGCAACAATTTACAACTATAAAAACGGAAAGAATTACGACCCAGTTGATGGTTTAGATAAAGAAGATATTGATATGTGGCATATCGGAGGCAAAGATGAAAAAGCATTTCACTACATAAGACTTTTATTGTGGGGTAAAGCTAAAGCAGGAGGTTTAGGATACCCACCACCACTTTATCTTTAGATAGTGAGAGGGGCAGGGATGCCCCTCCCAACCTCGTTTTAGTAACTCTAACTTTAATCAAGGAGGTTAAAATGATTGAAGTGTCTATTAATGATACAGGAAATATAGTTGTCAGTGATAATTCTATTTTTACAATCTTAAAAGAGCAGGGTTGATGACCCTGCCGTCTTAGTAAAAACAATTCATATAGGAGGATATTATGAATGAACAAGTTTCCACTTTTATTGACCAACTTACTAATTATGATTGGATTGACTCATATGTTGAGTTACAGCCAGATTGGGAGTTTGATTGGTCAAAAGATAAAAACACAGCACCAAAAGGATTAATGGTAACAATGCTTGTGGCATTGTGTGACTCTGGTTTAATTGACCAAGACACAATGCTTAAATTGATTGATGAAAGAGTTGAGATTGAGATAGACCCAGATTATCTCATGACAACTGATGAACTCAAACAAAAGTATGGTGCACCAGACACCCCAGACATTGACACAATCAAAGAGGTAAACAATCCAGAGCAGGGCTAAGTCCCTGCTCGGTTTCGTTTTAGTAATAAATAAATTTTCATAGGAGGTAATAATGAAAATTAACATAGAAAATAGAAAAGTTTTTGTTGATGAAAATGGCAGACAACTAAGTCATGAAACTTCAAAACAGGTTTTACTTTTTATAAGTCACATCCAATCAGCAAATTTGCTTGGAGATAATAGTTTTATTTCTGACCAAGCTTGTTTACGAATTATAGAATTCATAAGAACTAAACCTTGGGAAAAAGACCCGAGTCAATTAAATGAATTAGTTGAATGAGGGGCAATCATGCCCCTCGATTGTATCGTTTTAGTAAAAAATATAATCATAATAGGGAGGTAAATATTATGACAGAAGAAAAAGAAAACAACATTTTGCTTGACAGCCATGGTGATTTATTTGGTTTAACAGCCAATGAAATTTTTAATCATCATTCTAAAAACGCAAATATAGTTAGTTTCAGAATTGACAATGCAAGAAGACTTGAATTGTCTCAAACAAAATACCATTCAGATGTTCAATTTTGGTTATCAGATGATATTGAGCAACTAGAAAAACTTGTTGAGTGGGCTAAAGCTTTGCAAAAAGGTGCCAAGAAACAGCTTAAAAAGTTACAGAAGGTGGAGGTTGAGTCCTCCACCTAGTCTATCGTTTTAGTAATAAAAAATTGAGGGGCATCAAAAGGAGGCATAGATGCCAAAATTAGGATTAAACATAAATGAGTTAGCAAAGAAAATTACAGACCAAGCAGAGAAAAAAGTTGATATGGTCGTGGACAGCAGAAGTATGCAATTACTTCCAGTTGAACAAGACGATGTAACAACTAATGCTCCAGTCTTAATGAGTATTGATGACTCAAAGCAAATGGAGATTACACCCACTGCACACAGACAACTAGCAACTAGGTTGCAAATTCCTTACGCTTACTACGAAAGAGTAATGAACAACAACCCAGTATTGTTAGCAGAAAATGTTAACAACTGGCTAGGACAAACTCAAAACAAAAGAATGATTAGAACTTATCAATCAGACGGTTCAACTGTCTGGGATTTGATGAGGGCTGACTTGTCCAACAAGTATCTGACTTTTGATAATGAAGATGTCGCCGAGGCTGTGTTGCCTGTAATGTTTGATGAGAAACTAGAAATTATCTCATCCAATGTTACTGAGAAAAAACTCTACATCAAAGCTGTAACTGACAAACTTACAGGTGAGATTGAGAAGGGTGATGTTGTCAGAGGTGGTGTAATCGTAAGTAATTCAGAAGTTGGATATGGTTCTGTAAATGTTCAAGCATTCATCGAAAGATTAGTTTGCATGAACGGTATGATTGCAGAAACATCTTTCAGAAGAAGACACATTGGTGCATCACATGACATCACAGACTTACTCAGCAGAGACACACTGAACAAAACAAGTGAGGCTTTAGTTGGTCAGGTGCAAGATGTAGTGAGGAATGTGTTGTCTAATGAAGGGTTCAATAATGTGTTGGGAAAACTCAGGGAAACTACAGAAACTGAGATAGCAAAGCCTATCGATGCTGTTGAAATAATACAGAAACAGTTTAAGTTTACAGAGGATGAGAAAGACTCAGTATTGAACCACTTAATCAAAGGTGGTGACACAACTAAATGGGGACTTACAAACGCTGTAACAAGGGCATCTCAAGACTTAGAAGACTACGACAGGGCTACTGAGTTTGAGAAGTTCGGTTGGGATGTTGCAAATCTGTCAAACACAGTGCTAGAGCCTGCTCTAGCCTAACAACCTTGGCTCACAGACAAGCCCCTCCTGTGAGTCTCGTCTTAGTAATAAACAATGTTTGCAAGGAGGTAAAGTGGCAAATGTTAAAAGAAAATTGGAAGAGATGGCACAAATCTCAGAAGAGGTTGATGTTTTCAATCTTCACAGTCTTATCAATACTCGTGGTGTTGTATGGGTTCAGAAAAAAATAGATGAACTCAACAAGCAACTCAAGGAGGGTAATGATGACTAAGACATACACAGTCAAGTGGACAGTAACTGAACAGTTTGAAGAAGACTTTGAATTGGAAAGTGATAATGAATGGGATGCACACAGCAAAGTGATAGCAGAAGGAGATGTCACAATGCCTGTTGATGCTAAATGGGAAGTGAATTCAGTAGAGGAGGCTTAAACGCCTCCTCAATATCGTTTTAGTAGAGGGCATAATTAAGGAGGAAATTATGACTAAGAAAGTTGTAAGCAGAATTAAATCTGCATTTGAAGTAGACATCAAAGGACTCAAAGAACTATTTGGTTCTGTCCCTGCATGGAGACACGCAGTTGAACTGGTGACCAATGTGTTCGATGAATTCTTGGGCTACGTTGAAGGTGCTGTAACGCCAACCTCTTGTATTGTAATACTTACAAAGGATGGCAACAGACCTGCACAACTTAAGGTGCAAGATGACGGTGGTGGTTTCAAAGACCCAACCGACATCTATACTCTCTTCAGGACTACTGAAAAGAGAAACGACCCTACTGTTGCAGGTAGGTTCAATGCAGGTGAGAAACAACTCATTGCTGTTTCAAAAGAAGCTGTGATTAAGACTAGGAATTACACCGTTAGTTTCAAAGATGGTGTGAGGAATACGATTAAGCACAAAGACCCTAACTACCACCAAGGCACAACGGTTGAGGCTGTACTACCTATGGTGAAGGGAGACTTTGAAACTGCTGTGGAAATGCTGAGGAATGTAATCCCACCAGAAGGCATAAATTATGTCGTCAATAATGAGATTATTCCAAGACCTCAGTCAAAGCACGGTGTTGAAGTAACAATGCCAACTCCAGTCTTGCAAGAGATTGATGGCATCAACGCAATGAAAAACCTACAAAGGAAAACAAAGGTGGAAATCTTTGAAGCAGAAACACCATGGCTTTATGAACTAGGTATTCCAGTGATGACCCTTGAAGATACTCAATTCAAGTATTCTTTGAATGTTCATCAGAAGATACCTTTGTCCATGAGCAGAGACTTGGTGGCTAGAAACTACATCATGAAATTGATTGGTCTAGTCAACGAGGCATCTGCATTGGATGGTGTGATGCTTGTTGATGAGGAAGACCAAGGTGCTAATTTTGAGAAAGAAAGTATGTCCTACATCAAGGATGTAACTGCTCTTTCCAAGATACACAATACGGTTAGACCTAACTCAATGTTGTATTCATCTAACACAAGTGCAAACATACAAGCACAGATGGATGGCAACGACATTGTTCAACGAGGCACTTACGACCAAGCAACTCTTAAGAGATTGACTGATAATAATATTGCTCAATCAACTAACGTTGCTTATGGAAACTTTGTGCCACCACAAATTACGCCACAATCTGAACCAAACATAGTGCAGTCATGCCCAAAGTGTGGTTTCAGACTTAACTAAATAACTATCAACTATGCCCTCTACCGTATTAGTAACAACAAAGGAGGCTTAATGACAATCGATAAATTAGGCTTAGCAGAAGCAATCACTACTGCAATTAGTGACAAAGGTTTTGATAGTTACGAGGATACAGAAATGCTCGTAAATCAAGGGCTTGATACATGGGGTGAAGAAGACCTCATTGAGAAGGCTGCTGAGTTTGGTATTGACGTAGACGAGTTCAAAGAATAATATGAATTTGTGACTTTCTAGTCAACCTCAACCAAGACATTGCATTATTAGAACTTTTGCAAAACGGTGACCTGTAACAGGGTCACCGTGTCTTTTTAGAAAGCAATTATGAAACAAGTATTTATTTATAAAACACAAGAGATTGTAACTCTGGTATCACAGAACCCAGAGGCAAGAAGTTTTATAGCCAAGAACATTGATAAGAAACAGTGGG